ATTGACGACAGCTTTATCCGGCAGATCATGACGCTGCGGTACATACACGGCTACAGCTGGCGCAAGGTCGCTCACCACATGGGCGGAGGCAACACCTCAGACAGCGTGCGCAAAGCGTGCATTAGGTATTTGGCATCGCATTAAGTTGTCCGTTTTGTCCGCATATATTGTGGTATAATGATAGCGTCGGGAATATTTAGTTTAGCGCCTTCAAACAACGAAGGCGCTTTTTTGTGCCCATAGAGGCCGTGAGATAGGCGGGCGGAATAACGCCGCAGGAGTATGCCCGGGGCGGGAGGGCGCGGCGTATTAGAGGGGTAGCTAAAACAATGCATGACAATTTTGCAACTTCAAAACCGTATCGGCCGTGCAAATGGCCGGGCTGCGGGGCGCTGACGCGCGAGACTTGGTGCGACAAGCATAAGCCGAAGGACCGAGGCAGACGTAAAGAGTCCGAGTCATGGCACAGCCTCTACTATACGCAGGCGTGGAAGAGGCTACGCGCCGAGCAGCTAATCAGTGAACCGTTCTGCCGCAGATGCGCGTGCCGGGGGCTGAGGACGCCCGCGACCGAGGTGGACCATATCACGCCGCACCGCGGAGATCGGGCTTTGTTTTTCGACCGGGGCAACCTCCAGTCGCTTTGCCATAGCTGCCACTCGGCAAAGACAGCGCGGGAGCAGCCCCCCCGGCCTTAAAAAGTTTTCGGCGGCACCTTTGCAACCGCGGCCGGGCTCGCGCGCGCGAAATTTTCCCCGATGGAATTTTGAAAAAACCGAAATTTTCGAGTATTTTGGGCGCCGGAGGTGAGAATTTTTTGCCGACGAAGATAATTTCAATAGAAAACGCCCGAAAGCATTACACAAAACAGGAGAAAACGGCTCGCATGGCGGCGGAGGCGCGGCTTACGAGGCCGAACGCGCGGCTCTCGCCGCCTGATTATATAAAATCTGACGAGCTGGCGCAGAAGTACTGGCGGCAGACGGTAAAAAATCTCCGGGGGCTGAAGATACTTGACAACGCGGACGCCGAGGCGCTCGGGACCTACTGCTCGATTATGGCGCGGCTTGAGGTAATGCGCAAAAAGCTCGCCGAGGATGGGTTCTACGACAGCGAGCTCATCAAGCGAATAGAGGCGCACGAGCGGCTGCAGCTGCAGTACGCGACGAAGCTCGGGCTAACGCCGGAGGCGCGGCTGCGGATAGCCAAGCGCGAGGCTGAACAACAAGAGCTTGACGAGGCGGACGAGCTGTACGGCACAGCGTAAGAATGGACCCCGTAACGCAGTACGCGCACGACGTCGTATACGGCGGGCTGAGAAAATACTGCTGCAAGTGGGAGATACTCGCATGCAAGCGGCACCTTGACGACCTCGAGCGCGCCGGCACGCCTGAGTTCCCCTGGGTGTTCGACCCTACGCGCGCCGACCGTATCTTCCGGCACTTTTCGGGCATAAAGCGCACCGACAAGCCGGACGAGTACATAGCGCTTGAGGACTGGCAGAAATTCGACCTCGGCTGTATTTTCGGCTGGGTGCATATGGAGGCCGGCCGGCGCAGGTTCATGAAAGCCTACCGCCGCATCGCGCGCGGTCACGCCAAAACTACCGACGCGTCTGGTGTGGTTACCTACATCATGTGCGGAGACGCAATCTACCCGCCCGGTCAGCCAGAGCTTGCGGTATTCACGCACAACCCCATAGTCAACATCGTCGCGGTCGACAAGGAGCAGGCGAAATCAACCGTCTGGGGCGACGTGTGGGAGATGGTGTCGGCGAACGAGCAGTTCTCAAAGCGGCTCGACGTCAAACGCACATATATCCGCCACAAGACCCGCGGCGGCGGGATAAGGCTGTTTTCGAAGGAGACCACAAACAAAGACGGCGAGAAGCCCGACCTTGTGGTCGTCGAGGAATGGCACGCGCACAAAACGCCCGACGTGCGGAACATCGCGGCGAGCGGGCTCGGCAAAAAGCCGCAAAGCCTCGAGTACATCATCACGACAGCCGGCACCGACGCCGAAAACAAGCCTTGCTATCGCGACGACCTCTATTACAAGCAGGTGCTCGAGGGAAGAGCGTCTGCCGACCGCATTTTTATCATGATACGCGAGCTTGACGATGGCGACGACCCGCACGACAGGTCGGTATGGTGCAAGGCAAACCCGTTTTTCCGGGCGATGGGCGACTACGCAAAAGCGCTTTACGAGCGCGTGTGCTTCGAGCACGACGAGGCCTACGGCTCCGGCGACCCGACCAAAATACGCGAGTTTCTCATAAAGCGCATGAACCTTTGGCAGGCTGAAAGCGAGAACAAATATTTCGCCGGCTGCATGGAGAAATTCAAGTCGCTCGAGGTCCCGCGCGAGGAGTTTCTCCGTCTCACTCGCGGCGTGCCTGGATATTACGGCTACGACCTCGGCAAAACGCGCGACCTTTCGGGAGTAGCGTACGTCGCGCGGCTCGACGACGGGCGGATAGCGGTCAAAGTCCACGGGTTTATGCCACAAAACCGGGCGATAGAGCACGAGCACGGCGACAGGGTGCCGTATCTCGACTGGGCGAAAAATGGATATGTGACGCTGACTCCCGGCGACGTCTGCGACAACCGCTACGTCGAGCGCTGGATTTACGAGTGCGAGCGGGAGTACGGCTGGAAGGCAATCGAAATCGACTACGACGGGCACAACGCGACCGACTTGGCGATAAGGCTGCGCGAGCACTACGGGCGGGACGACATCGTGGTCGAGATACCGCAGACCTGCGCGTCGCTGAACCAGGCGACAAAAAGATTCCGCGAGCTCGTGCTGCAAGGGAAAATCGTCGCCGAGTACTCGCCGCTGTTTGAGTGGTGCCTTAGCAACGCTATCGAGGTGCAAAACAGCAACGGGGATATAAAGCTTTCAAAAAAGCACAAAGACGACACTGAGCGCATCGACCCGGTGTCTGCGATGATAAACGCGCTCTCGCGGCTGATCGTGGCGGTGGAGAGCGACATCAACGCGATAATCAAGGAGCGCGGTTTTGCCATCTTCTGCTAAGGGGGGCGGACGAGCTTGCACCGAATTTTGCTAAAAATAAAACGTTTTTGCGCCGCAGCGGCTAAAGACGGCGGCGCTTTTTTGCGCGCGCTTATGCGGACGCTTTGCGAGTTTCTTGACGACATCGCTTTTTTCGCGGGCGTGTTGTGCTGCTCGTATAGCGCGAGGCTCATATACCAGCCCGCCGGCTGGGGAGTGCTGGGGCTCGGGCTTATCTTTTTCGCGCTGCTTGTCGCGCGCGGGAGAAGGTGAAATAGGTGTTTTTAAAACGCGGGCTAAAAAACAACAAGGACCCGGCGACTATTTACGAGGTCTGCGACGTCGAGACGTTTTTTGAGCGCGTGCGCGAGAAAGTCGACGGCCGCTCGATTGAGACGGCGGAAAAACTCTCTCCGGTAGCCGCGGCGCACCGGATATACACCGACACGATAGCGTCGATGCCCTGGATGATACGCCAAAAGCGGGGCGAGGAGAGGCTCGAGGTCGACCATTACCTCTCGCCTATCCTCAAGCTGCGCGCGAACGAGTACATGACGGCGTTTATGGTTAAAAAAATCCAGCTCTCGCAGGCGTTTTGGTACGGCACCGGCTACGTCTATATCAAACGCGGCAAAGACGGGCGCGTCACCGAGCTTATTCCCCTTCCCTCCCGCGGCGCGCAGCGGTTTTTTGACGAGCGCACCGGCACGATGTGGTACAGCTTCGTCGCCGAGACCGACCTGCCCGAGAAAAAGCGGCTCGAGCGTAAGTTTAGCGAGTCGGAGCTGCTGATATTTAGGTTTGAGTCTTACGACGGCTACACCGGCCGGGGGCTGCTAGACCTTGCTTCGCCGACGATACGCATCGACACCTACGCGCAGCGTTACAACGAGAAGTTCTACGCAAACGGCGCGCGGATTTCGGGCATCGTCGAAACGGCGGCAAACCTGAATATGGAGTCGCGGAGGATGATACGCGAAGAGTTTGAGTCGATGGCGACAGGGCTTGACAACGCGTTCCGGGTCGCGGTGCTCGACAACGGGCTAAAGTACACACCTATGGGCTTGTCACAGAAGGAGGCTGAGTACATCGAGTCGCGGCAGTTCACGGTCTCGGAGATAGCGCGGTTTACCGGCATACCCGAGTACATGCTGCAGGAAGGCAAGCAGAGCTACCAGTCTAACGAACAGCAGCAGCTCGACTTTATCACCAACCGGCTCGCCGCGCCGATTGCGCAGCTTGAGCAGGAATGGAGCTACAAGCTGTTCACAGCGGAGGAGCTTGCAGCGGGCATGTACCTCAAGCTCAACGAAATGGTAAAGCTGCGCGGCGACGAGAAAGCGCGCGCCGAGTTTTACCAGCGCATGATAAGCCTCGGGGTGCTTAGTCAAGACGAGGTGCGCGCGCTTGAGGACCGCTCGCCTCTACCCGGCGGGCTTGGCAAGCGCTACTGGATGAGCAAAAACTTCGACCTTATCGAAAAGTTTATCGAAGACGGCGAAAACGGGGGCTAATCATGGAGCTATACCTTAACGGCACCATATATGACAACGAGTCGGCTGAGGTGCTGCGGTATTTCGGGTTTTCCGACCTCTGCTGCCCTGCCGATATCGAGGCGTGGCTGAAGAAAGCGGGCGGCGAGGACGTGACGGTGTATATAAACTCGCCGGGTGGTGACCTGCTCGCCGGCATGCAGATTTACTCGATGCTGCGCGCCTACAAAGGCGGCACCACCGCGCGCATACAGTCGGTGGCTGCGTCTGCCGCCTCGGTCGCGATGCAGGGCTGCCGGCGCGTGATATGCGAGGCGCCCGCGTTGGTCTGCATACACGACCCGACGATGGCGACCGATGGCACCGCCGCCGAGCACCGGCACACCGCGCGCCAGCTCGAGAACGTAAAAGAGGCGATAATCAACGCGTATATGGTCCGCGCGAAAAAGTCGCGCGAGGAGATAGCGGCGCTCATGAGCCGCGATATTTGGATGCCCGCGCAGATGGCGCTCGAGTACGGCATAATCGACGAGATTGACGGCGAGGTCGGCGAGCTGAGCGGTGACGGGGTAGCCACCTTCGTAAACGCGCGCACGCCTTTTTTGTTGCCTACAGCCAAAATGGTCGAGGAATACCGGCAACATGTAGCTGCCGAGAAAAAAGCTATGGAGGAAAAAGATAGGCAGAAGCGGCGCATGCTTGCGCTGCTTGAGTTATACAGCAAAATCTAAAGACGGAGGTAAAGAAAGTGGCAGGGACCGATTTTAAGGCGAAGATAAACGCGCTGCTTGAGGTAAAGGCAGCGAAAATCGAGGCGGCGAAAAAGCTTATTGACGAGGGGCGGTTCGAGGACGCCGCAAAAATCAACGGCGAGCTTGACGAGATAAATAGCCAGCTCGAGACTCTGCGCAAGCTTGCGGACGAAAGCGAGGGCGCGGCTTTGCCGCTCGGTGAGGACGAGCCCAAAGCTAATAAGCCGGTGCGAATATACAACACGCTCGGCGAACAGCTGCGCGACATAGTCGACGCGGCGCGGACCCAGCGCGCGCCCGACCGGCTCGCTCGCCTTCAGGACGCGATGACCCACAGCACCGGCGTCGGCGGCGACGGCGGGTTTTTCATTCAGGAGGATTTTGCCGAGACGATTTTCGAGACCGCGGCACAGGCCGGCGAGATACTCTCGCGCGTGCGCCGCTTCCCGGTGTCGTCGAACGCTAACCGCATGACGTGGCTGCAGGCGAACGAAAACGACATCAGCCACTCGGTTTACGGCGGCGTGCAGATGTACTGGGCGGGCGAGGCCGAGACGGTCGCCGAAAGTAAAATCCGGGTTAAAAAGCTCTCTCTCGACCTTGAGAAAATGATGGGCTTTGCGTTCGCGTCGAACGAGATGCTCGAGGACGTGCCGTTTATGAGCGAGTATTTCGGCACCTGCTTTTCGGTGGCTGCCGACCGGTTGCTAGAAGAGGCGATAGTTTCCGGCGACGGCGTCGGCAAGCCGCTGGGCTTTATGAAATCGAAAGCGCTCGTCACCGTCGAAAAGGACGCAGGCCAGGAGCCCGGCACGATTACGGCGCAGAACATCCTCAAGATGTGGGAGCGCATGCCCTACCGCAACCGCAGAAATGCGGTGTGGGTGATGCACCCCGACTGCGAGGCACTGCTTCCGCAGCTGAGGATAGGCGAGACGCTGATATGGATGCCTGAGGGCGGGATATCGGGCAACGCTTATCAGACCTTACGCGGCCGGCCGATTATCTTTTCCGACCAGTGCTCGCCGCTCGGCACGGCGGGCGACGTCACGCTCGTCGACCTTTCGCAGTATTACCTGCTCTACAAAGGCGGCGTGCGGCAGAGATGGTCGGTCGAGGTGAGGTTTTTGACTGACGAGAGCGTGTTCAGAGTCGTCTTCCGCTGCAACGGCGCGCCGGCTATCGACACACCGATAAAAATCAAAAACAGCACGCTGCCGCGCTCGCCGTTTGTCGCGCTCGGCGACCGCAAGTAACTAAAGGGGGTACACAGGCATGTCTTGCAGGATAAACGAGGAAATAGAAGCCTTGGTCGCGCTTGCCCCAAAATCGCAGGAGGCGGGCGGAAGCGACACGTCAGCCTTTGTTGATGCGCAGGACTACACCGAGGTCGAGTTCGTCACCGTCGTCGGCGCGCTGGCAGCCGGCAAAAAAGTGACAGTAGAGCTGTACGGCGGGCACGATGCTACGGGCGCTGGCGCAGTTAAGCTTGGTGAGCAGGCGCTTGTCGCCGGAGCCGGCGGGCTCGGATCGGGCGTGGTGCGGATTTCCGCCCGCGTAACGGCAAACCGCGGCAGGTACTATGCTGTAAAAGTATCAAGCGACTCGGCGGAGCCTTTAAATATTGCCGTGTTGGCGCTCGGTCGCGTGACGCACCGGCACGCAGACAACGAGGGCGCACTAAACATTTAACCGTAAAGGAGGGACGGCGGCGTTGCTATGTTTTGAGGGCTTTTGCGAGTACGCCAAAATCTCGGACCCGGCTGACAATACGGCGCGGCTCTGCTATGACGCCGCCGTACAAGCCGCGAAAGACGCGGGGGTGCCCGGGTGGCTGTTCGAGCGCGGCCACCCGGTCCTCGAGCTTTTCGTCTACGCGCTCGCGCTGCACTGGTATGACAACCGCGGGTTTACGCCGCTCGTCACGCTCGAGACGCTCGACGAGTATAGCAAACGAGTTTTAAACGGCATGCTTTGCTCGCTGCGTTATCTTTCGGAGCCGGAGGAAGGCTGATGGCTACCGCGAAAAACTACAATATCGGCGAGCTGCGCACGCCGGTGATTATCGAAGAAGCCGAGACCACCGTAAACGAAAACAACCGCGAGGTCACCGTATGGCGCCCGCTGTTTGGAGGAAAGCCGGTCTTTTGCAAGTGGTTACCGGTAACTTTCAAGGACGACTACAACGCGCGGATAATCGACCGCGACCGGGTGTTTTTATACGAGTCGGCGCTGCTCGTGATGCGCTACTCGCCACTCGTCACGCGCACCTGCAGGATTAAGAGGCTTGACGAAGAGGTTCCCTACACCGTGGTGTCTGTTGAAAACGTCCGCGAGCGGGGCTTGTGGCTCGAGGTGCGCGTGTACCGCGAGGTGAACAGGCGTTGACTACCGACCAGCTTCTGCGCAAGCTGCTTTCTCCGATTGTGCCGACAATTAGGCACGGTGTCTACAGCGGCAATGAGGAAATATACATCACCTACACCTACAGCCGGCTCGGTGCGGCATTTGGCGACAACACCGCGCAAGCTGAGCGGCAGCTTATCATGCTGCACCTCTGGTGCCCTGACACATTCGACGAGACGGGGCTGGTCGAGCAAATCAAGTCGGCTATAGCAGGCTGCGAGGAATTTACCTACCCCGACGTAGCCGACACGTCGGACATCACCGGCAAGCGCTACACATTCGAGTTTGAGCGGCTGGGGGGTGCACCTTAAATGGTAACGCTTAGCGCATCGGGCGCCGCGCGGCTCGCGCTGACATTTGAGGAGCTTGCTAGGCTCCCCGACGAAGTCCTTTGTGAGATGCTCGAGGCTGAGGCTGACGTCGTCGAGCCGGAAATCAGCCGGCAGGCGGAGGCGATGCTGCGCGGACCGTACTATGAGGGCGCGGTCGCAAAGGCGGTGTACCACAAGCCGCCGCGGCGCTCGGTTAAAAGCCAGAATATGCACATGTATATCTCCTTTAAAGGCA